ATGGCTTTAACTTTAGGGTGGTTATATAGATCATTCATTTGACTATCAGATAAATTTCCGTTTAAAATATAAACATTAGGTAATTTAGTACCATAAGGAAATTCATGTTTAATCATTTTTATTTTTTTAAGAAGAGAATCTCTACTTAAATAACTATTTCTACCTGTACTTGCTTTAAGTATAAGGGCTGGAGATAATTTTTTGCCTTTAAAAGCTGTAAAAAAGTTTTTAATCAAAATTCCTACATTTTTTCTATCATGACCTAAATCTCCATTCATCCAATGACCTACAAATAGGTAACAAAATGATTCCTTAATACTAGATAAATCAAGATTTACGTCTTTATTATCCTTATAAAAATAAGTCTCTAAATCTACCCCCTCAAATAAAACCTCTATTGGTTTTTCTAATTTAAGAGTACCTACAGGTTGATTAGTATTTTTATCTCTTTTTTCAAATCTAACATCTTCAAACACTTTTTTACTATGATTGGAAGAAACAAAGTTTAAATCCATTCTATTTAAGCCATCAACCCAAGAAGCTTGACAACCCGTACTTTCAATACCTGCAGTTATACCAATATTAAATTTGCCTACTCTTTGAAATTCACTAGGTATAGTTATTTGGGAAAAAATATCAGGTTGGCCCTCTAATTTTTGTATAATGTAATCATTTAAAAATTTCCATTTTTTATGATCATTTAAAAACCCACCTGGAGTATCTCCCCATCTTTGTGGTAATATTTTTACATCATACTTACCTGTATTAATTATAGCTTTAACTACATCTCTGGAACGTGCTCCATAACCACTATAAGTATCTATTGGACAACTAATTATAAAACTTGGTTTACTCATTAATATATTATTTTATGATTTAAAAATTTACCCTCATACTCTGTGGCATTTACAATTTCATAGTCTTCCCTAGGTTTCCAGGTTTTAAAAAGCCTATCAACAGTGGACATAAATGTTTCGGCTTGATGGTCTGCTGTAAAACCAGCTTCACTACTAATAGCCCAATTTCTACCACTTAGTCCTCTTTTAACTCTTTCTTCAGAGGACATTTCATATAATTCTTTAATTCTATCTACTGCATCTTCCCATTTACATCTATCATCATAGATATAAGGTGTAGGAGGGGAACCTTGAATAGATCTAGAAGTAGGGTAAACTGGAAACACCCATTCACCATGTTTTTTAAATGTACCTCTATGATTAGATGGAATATCTTTACTGGGTGTAAACCAATTACCATCATTATCTTCAAATCTCATTTGATCTTGCATTCCACCCGTTACATTAGCAATAATAGGAGTACCAGTTAACATGGCTTCAGTAATTGTTAATCCCCAACCTTCATTAGAAGTTAGTAATATTTGAACATCTGCAACATTATAAAGCATATTTAAATGTTCCCTACTTAATTTACTATGAGACATAATTATATTCTTGGGATAACTTTCACCAAACAAATATTCAGTTACTGCAGACAAATCAGTACCATGATCTGTAACTAATTCAGTATGTAAAATAAATTTACACCTATCTGCTTTTTCCTTAGGTAATGAATCTAAAAATACTCTAAATGCAAGTAAAGAATCGGGTATTTGTTTTCTTCTTATATTTCTAGAGTTAAAGAATAAAGTGAAATCAACTTCATCTCCCTTAAATATATTCTTTTTAAATTCATTTAATTTTTTATCATTTTTATCTATAGGATAATAATGATTATGATTTAAACCATGAGGTAAGTATTGGAAAATCCTATTTGAGTTATCACAATCCTCTAAAACTAATTTATTTATATTAACAGTTTGTTTTGAAATACCAAACAATAAATCACAAGATTCATAATATGGTTGATTATACCTAGGAGCAGGATAATCATCCCAAATATTTAAATAAATTATAGGACATTGTTTTCTAATTTGGTCTTCCATATTAAAAACATGAACAAAATACCTAGGATCTGTAAATAGCATTATAGCATCTGGTTTTTCCATATTCATAATATTATGTAATTCTAAAGAATTTCCATAACCATTTACACAATATAAAAATACAGATGAATCTTCAATGCCCGCCTCCTTATTAGTAGCAGCTGAAATATCTAATCTCTTACCAAATTCAGGATGTTTTATTGCTCCTGCAATATTAACCCAATTATAATGATGGCATGTCTTAACAACTATTTCTTTAGCTACAGTGGCAACTCCAGAATGAACTCTAATATCATCACAAATTAATAGTATTTTTTTTCTTTTATCCTTAGGGATATGCTTAAAACTTTTATTCATTAATTTTTATTTATAACTCTAAATTGGTTTGATTGGTAATTTGTTTTCTAAAATCATCATCTGTAAGATACAAAAACAAAGCCCGATCAGCAAGTTTTTGAAAAGAAAATTTTCTTCTTACACATTCAATTTTAAAATTTTCAAATAAATCACTCTTAACCTTAACACTTGTAAGTGTCATTTCTTTTTTATTACTCATAATCTTTATTTTATAACATTATTGGTTATACATATATCAAAATATCAATAAATTACCCCTTCTCCACATAATTCTTGTTCTTCTTTAAATGGACAAAAAGTACAATTCCATTTTGAAGGAGATTTAGGATAATCTATATCTTTAATTTTACCATTAGAATTAAAACAACTACTAATAAAATCATTTATTGCTCTTTTAGCCCTACCTAATTTAATTTTTCCACTAGGAGGAGCAAATGTTTGAACTCTATACGCTTGGTGGGGTGACATAATATTATCATCGTCCCAACTTAATACTTTTCTTTTAACTATAAAAAATTCTATATCAATTTTATCTAAAGGAATATTGTACTGTTCAGAAAAAAACTGTTTATATAATAATAATTGAAATTGCTTATTTTCATCCTTTTTAGCATATTCATTCCACCCTTTAGTACTGGTTTTTATGTCAATAATTTTAAAGGAATCATCATTTTCATTATACATCACAACATCTAAATATCCTGTGTATAATATGTTATTTAACATTTTATTTGGAGCTATTACAAGTGGCAATTCGCAACCAACTAAAAACCATCCTTTTTTACTGAAATATCTTCTACGTTTTTTTCTAAACCAATCTAAAATAGCAACTCCATCTTCAAAAAATTCCCTCATCTCCTCAGCAGAGGAAAAATGTTGATCATTATTCTTTGCATACTGTGATTGATATTCACTTATAAACCTATGTTGAAAGTCCTCATTTAAATCAATTTCCCTATCCGCGGCAGCAAATGATTTTTCATAAGCTATATCTAAATAATGTTGTATACTTTCATGTATAGCAGTTCCAAATACAGTGTTAATAGAAGAATCAAATTTCTTAATCTTATCCTTATATTGAAGCTTCCATCTATGAGAACAACTTCTAAATATAGACATTTGAGAATAAGAAATATTCTTCTGGTAAGCAAAATTGATTTGCTCAGGAGGATTATTTCTAATCTCCTTCACTATTTTAGGGATTTTTTTAGGCAAAACTTATTTTTTCCACTTATCACGTCCTACTAATAAGCCAATAATTCCATAATTAGCTATATCAATAAACGTGTCTTCTATACTTTCTCCCTTCACATAATTTTTACCATTAGAAAGAAGATTTTTTAATCTTGAAATTTTATCAGTTAACCTGATGCATAAACCAGTTAGTGAGAACTTTTTATCTGATTCAACAGTTAAATCACCACCTAAAGCTATATTATTTAAACCATAATCCATATGTTTGCGAGCAAACATTTCATACATTTCTGATTGAATATTTTTAAATTCATCAGCTAATTCGGGATATTCAGACTCAAATACTTCTATAACACCCAAACCATCAATAGTTTCTTTTTTGGATTTTTTCACAGCTTTATCAAATTCTTCTTCACTAACTAATTCATAGTATTTGCTTACACTATCACCCATTAACCTGTTCTTTATGATTAAAATATTTTTCTAATACTTCTAATCTTTCATCTGCTGATGCAAGTAATCTAAGAGCCTCGTTGCAATTATCCCAATAGTCCTTAGTTGAATGATCACCGATTCCAGCAGGGTGGTTAGTTAATAGTTCAATACTAGCTAAAGCTTTATTTTTATCCGCTTCGGCTTCTGATTTTAAAATCC